GAATTTTAGAAATCAGAAATATAAGCGGTGTAATAGAAGGAAATGGTAGAACCATTTCTGGATATGCAATCCGTTTTAATGAAGATAGTAAGAATGTAGGGTTTATTGAGAGAATAGAACCTACAGCAATTACACAAGAACAACTTGATAATTCCGATATATTCGCATTCTTCAACCATGATCAAGAGAAAGTATTAGCAAGAACAGGAGCAAATACATTAAAGTTAGATCTAAGAGAAGATGGATTGTATTATGAATTCGAAGCACCAAATACCCAAGCAGGAAATGATCTAGTTGAGCATATCAATAGAGGTGAAATGTATGGTACAAGTTTCGGATTCTATATGAATGTAGATGGAAGTGATGAAGAATGGGATACAACAGGTGAAACACCTATACGAACAATAAAACGTATAGAAGAACTCGTGGAAATCTCGCCATGTTTCAGTCCCGCGTATCCAACAACTTCAATTTCAAAAAGAGCATTAGATTTGATAGAAAAATATCAACAATCAAATATGAAGAACGATGAACTTGAAATCCGTGCTGAAGAGGATGAAGTAAAAGACAAAGAAGTCGAAGAAACTAAATCTGAAGAGCAAGATGAAAAGGTAGAAGAACCAAAAGATGAAAGAGCAGAAGAAGATGAAGAATCTGAAAATGCTGAAGAACCAAAAGATGAAGAATCTGAGGAACCAAAAGAAGAAGAAAAATCAGAAGATGAAGAATCTGATAAAGAAGAAAAATCTATAAGATCTATAAAAAGAAACAAATCTAAAAATAAACATTTAAACAATTCCATGGAAAAAAAGTTTAGTCTTTTAAAAGCGATTCGTAATGTCGCATTAAATGGTAAGTTAGACGAATATTCACAAGCAGTTTCTAACAAGGGTGCTGAAGAACTTCGTAATGCTGGCCTTGACTATGCAGGTCAAATTCAAATTCCTGTTGGTCAGAAACTTGAAGAACGTGCTGATAACGTAGTAACAGTAGATGCTGAAGGTGAGCATGTTGTAGTTACTGATTTCATGAGCATACTTGAACCACTTAGATCAAAGAATGTACTTGCTAATGCAGGTGCTAAATATCTTACTGGTCTTAAAGGTGATGTACAAATTCCTACAATGGGTGCTGAACAAGTATTCTGGGAAGGTGAAATCACTGATGCAAAAGATGGATCAAGCACATTTACCCATGTAAAATTACAACCAAGACGTATTGCGGCGTTCATCGATGTCAGTAAACAATTCATCGTGCAAGATACGTTAGGCGCAGAAAATCTCATTCGTCAAGATTTGATCAATGCACTTAACAGCAAACTTGAAGCAACTATTCTTAGTGATGCAGCTGCTGATGGTAATGTACCTGCTGGTATATTCAATGGCATGACCCCTGAAGAGATATCTACATTTGCTGATGTATGTAACTTAGAAGCAGAAGTTGAAGAGTCAAATATTTATGGTGAAATGAAATATATCCTTTCTCCAAAAGCAAAAGCTGCTCTTCGTGCAATGCCTAAGTCAGAGAAACATACTCAACTTGTACTCGATACTGCAACTATTGATGGTACTCCATTTGAATCAACTACTCATATGGAACCAAATACCTTAGCATATGGTGATTGGTCAAATCTCGTTATCGGACAGTGGGGCGCAATCGATATCACCGTCGACCCATATACCCAAGCAACTAAGGGTTGCATCCGTCTCGTTATCAATGCATACTTTGACTACAAAGTATTACGTGATGGATCAATCGTTTATGGTACTATAAGTGAAGATTGAATAAATGATGGGGATTCTAATCCCCATCATCCTTTTAGTGAAATATATCCTATCACAGAAGATGACATACCTTAATTTAGATTTAGCTAAGAAGCATTTGAACATAGATGATTGTTATCATGATGATGATGCATATATAAAAATGTTATGCGATGTAGCGGAAGAACGTGTAGCAGAACATTTGGATAATAAACTAGACAACATAGTTGAAAACAACAATGGATCTTTACCCAAACCAATACTACATGCAATGTTATTATTGATAGGAAATTTTTACATGATGAGGGAATCAATTACCTCTGGTCAATGGAATGAATTACCATTATCTGTTTCATATTTATTATCAACATATAAAAATTATGATAATTCAGCATTATGAAAGCAGGTATATTAAATGAACCAATAGAGATATTGAAAGTCGTAGTTTCTCGTAATGAATATGGAGAACAACAAGACAATTATATGCCTGTTTGTCATACTAAAGCAGAGGTTAGACCAACATCGGGAGGAAGATCAAACGAGAACAATGAAATATTCTATGAACATACTCTTACATTCACAATGAGGAGATATGTAAAAGTAGATGATTTCGATCGTATAATGTACAAATGTAAGCAATATCGTATTCTAAACATAGATGATGATAGAGCATTTAATCAGAAGATCGTAACAGCAGAACTAATTCAAATTTAACCATGGCAGCAAAAACATTCAAAATAAATGAGTATAATAAACTTAAAAGTTATTTTGGATCATTATTTGACAAAACAAATAAGGATGTAATGGCAGCAGCAAGACATGGTGTTTCTGAAGCAATAAATCACATAAAAAGTCAAGTTACACAAAATGCCCTATCATCTCCGTTTAGAAGTACTTCAAGCACACATTATCCTGTTCCATTAATAGAAGGTATAAAAGCATATCTATATCGAGGTGTAGCAACAGGTTTTGTAGATGTATTAGGCAATACAAAACATAATGACGGAACATGGAGATTACGTTTCTTCGAAGTTGGTGCAACTCGTAGAAATAGAGGTGTAATTCAAGCATATCATTTCTTACAAAATGCAGCAACAACTGCTGAATCGACAGCATCAGCACTTATACAATCAGCAATAGAAAACAAAATCAATGAATTAAATAAATGAAACCATTTTTTATTACACAATACGTATTAAAGTTATTGACACAAGATCAAGCTGTGAATGAAATATTTGGTCAAAACATTTATCCATTAAATGCCAAGCAATCAACTAAATTTCCATTTGCAGTAATGCAACGATCAAGTATTGTACCAGAATATTCAAAAGATGGTCATCATGAATATAATATAAAAGTTAAAGTAATATGTGCAGATGATAATTATGCTAATAATGTTGAAGGTGCTGAAGCAATTAGAAATGCACTTGAATTACGATCATATATGGATGAAAATGTTCATATTAGACGCATAACTTTAGACGATGCAACAGAGATGATGATAAGTGAAGCATTTGTACAAGAATTGACATTTAACATATGTTTACAAATATAATAAACCCAAATAAAAATATCGATATTTAAAAAATGGCTCAAACAATTGTAAAAGGCGATGAATTGATGTTATTTATCAACAATAAACCACTTGCATTTGCAACAGCACATACTCTTACCATTACAGGTAATACTGTAGACATAGCAAGTAAAGATCATGGAGCATGGGGTGCAAGTGAAATTGGCAACTTAACATGGGAAATCACAACAGAGAATTTATATGTTGATGAAACTACAGGAGAGCAAGCATATGACACCGTATTTGATGCAATGATTGCAAAAACTCCTATAACCGTTGTATTTGGTAAAGCAAGCAATTATACTGAGAATGGTCTAGAAAGAGCAGGCAATACTTCATCTTCTGCTCCAACAGAATGGACTGCTCCAAGTACTAATTACCGTACAGGCAATGCTGTAATTACTTCTCTTACCTTGAATGCAAATACAGGAGAAAATGCAACCTATAGCGCAACATTCACCGGTAGTGGAGCACTTTCTAAGGTTACAGCATAACTCATATAAGCACTATTCGTGTTTCATATATGACCATGAGCGGTGTGGTATATACCGCACTGCTCATTTTCTATATAAAATTATAATAAAAAATTTTT